TAGCAGTGTTGGTCAATTCGATGTAACCATAGCGAGTCATGAAGCTCACAACTGGTTCAAATGTTGACGGATCCAGAACAACACCGCTGCTCATCAATGGGATGTATGGGCAGTAGAATGCAGGAGCGTCAGCTTCTGAAGAACCCTTATAACCAACCAACACAGGAGTTGTGTCGCTAGCATAAGAGTCAACAAACACACGCATAGAACCGTTGAGGGTACCAGCAAACTTGGTGTTTGTAGGAGCTTCGAAAGTACCTTCTGTGGTACGAGCAAAAGCACTAGTAGTTGCAGATTGCAACACTGTCAAAGCGGCAGAGCTAACAACAGCGTAGTTACCAGCGCCACGACGTGTACGCTGAGCGATCAAGTTAGCAACACGGTTGATCAGAACAGCCAAAGCAGCGTGCTCGTCACCAACGAATGTAGCAGTACCAGAAACAGTAGCCTGGTTGTATGTGAACTCAGTAGAAGCCAAGCTGCGTAGGGACAGGAGAATCTCCTGGTCAATTTCAGCTGTAATTTCTTGTGCCAGAGCAGCCATGATTTCGGCTTCAACGTCAATACCGTGCATTGCTTGAGCATCTTGGGCACTTTCAAATGTCCAACGTGCTTGCAACTTACGTGTCTTGGCTTCAACAGCTTGCTTCAGGATCTGGACGGAAATTTGCTTACCGCCGTTACCTTCCATACTAGCAGTAGAACCGCCAGTGTAGCTAGTTGCTGTAGTTGTGTCTTTAGGCACAGTAGAGTAAGCAGTAGCAATTGTGAATGGGCTCAAGGCTTCTTGGCCAGCTGTTACGCTGGTTGCTGCCAATGAGTTATCAGTCAAGCTTTGGGCATAACGCACACGCAGAGTGTGGATTTGACCAACTGGGCCAGTCATGGGCTGAACGCCAACCAACTCGTTAGCAATAACGGTTGGCATAACACGACGGATCACTGGCAGAATCACACGGTTAAGTGTGGCAATGTTGCCAGCAGATGTAGAACCTGCGGAAGCGTTTTCCTTCAAGTACTTACGGGTATTTTCTAAAATAACACCCATGCTGTTGCGCTTGGTGCCGTTCAGACCTTCAAGCAGAGCTTCTTTGGTCTCGCCCCAGCGGCTTTCAAGTAGTTCTTGCGACATTTAAGTCTCCTATATAAAAAGATTATAAACCTGCCAAACGCTTGAGGTCGATCACATTTCTGCGGTCATCCGGATCTTGCTGTGTTGGAACAGTTTTATCTCCAGTCACTGACGAAACAGATTCAACAATTACCTTTTGGGTTCTTGCGGAACGGTCTTCCATCACTGCAGGGAGATATTTTTCGAATGCGTTTTTCAGACGAGCTGTTTGTACGCTTTCGAGCAAATTACGCATTACATCGGCTTTTTCCCGGTTTAAGGGATTCAGCAATTCGGCCATGAGTTCTTTACGCTCATTGCTGTCACGAAGAATACGCATTTCGCGTTCTTTGGACTCAACCAAGACTTTCGCCTTTTGGGTGAGTTGAATGGCTTCCGCCAACTTGCGATCTTTGTCGGTCAGCATATTGTACAACTTCTTGACTTCGGCTTTCTCATTGAGATGAGTAGCTCCAAATTCAGCTGCATATGCTTCAAAGATACGACGACCAAAACTGTTCTCTCGAGCAGCCTTGATGTCTTCTTGCAATTGTGTTAGTTCTGCCTTAAGGTGGTGGCTAACGGCTCGGCTCATCTTTTGAGCACTTTCTTTTACAAAACGTGCTTTGAGACCTTCCAATTGTGTGCGTGCTTCACGAACCAAACGAACCTTGGTTTCCACCATGTCGCGCTTGTCAGCAGCAAACTCTTGAATTTCTCGAGCCAGAGCATGCACCACAAAGTTCTCAAGCTTGTTGAGTCCTTCAGTATGCATTTTACGATCTTTGCGCAGTTCGCTAATTTCTTCAGCCAATTTCTGAACCATGAAGCCATTGAACTTCTGTGCTGATTCTTTCATTTTGCCTTGGAACTTAACACGATCTTCAGCAATTGCACGCTTCTCAGCTGCAACTTGTTGAATCTCATTGGCAAGACCATCAGTTACCATCTTATCTAAGGCTTCGACCATGACTGTTTTGTCATGTTCGTAGCGTTGCGCAAATTCCTCGCGGAGTTCTGCACGTACTTGCTCGCGGGCTTCATTCAACTTAGATTCCCAAGCCTCGTTTAATTCTCGGCTTACGTCTTCGTTGATCAGGCCGCTGTCGAGCAAAGGTTTGATTGCATCAAACATTCCTGATTCTCCTTAGATTTTAAGTTCTCGGATAAGGCGCTTTACTTCCTCGGCCAAGTACTTCTGCACTTTGTCGCCTTGACCAGCTTCGCGAGCCATTTCCATCACGCGGTGACCATGTCTCATGTTCATGAGACCTTCGTACACTGCTGTGGGATAAGCATTTGGTGCGCTGGGTTGAGCAACTACATCAATAGTGACTATTTCAAAGTCACTAACATGTCCTGTTCTGTCGTCTACATTGCCGGAACCACGACTGCTAACTCCCAGCTTGACACCACTTTGCAACAAAGTTTTGATCAAGTTGCCCATTGGGGTTGGGAGAATTTTTAGCTTGCCGCAGCCTGCATGACCGTCCATCCACATTCCTTCAACTGAGTGACACACTCGATCAAGATTGATCTTGAGATCATCGGGATGGTCCACTTCACCTAGCACAGAGTTACCACCACGAATTTGTTCATTGATGGTTTCTACTGCTTTGATGATTTCGTGGCGTGGATAGATACGTTCATTTGCGTTGCGCTTGTCGCCTTCAATGCAAATGCCTTTGAGATAGAGATTCTTACTGCCGTTAATGTCGGCTTCTTCCAGGACCTGTATATTGGCCTGGCTGAATGTAAGATCTTCTCTTAGGTATCTAGATGACATTTAATTAACCTTTACGGCCGCCTGGTAGCGGGCTCTTGGCGTTAACACCAGTAGCTTGAGCTAAATGTGGCTTGGTAGCAGGCTTGAGATCTTTCATACCAGCGCCAGCTTTGTTCTGGAAGTCACCGATAAGGTCTTTGGTCTGATTGCTGTAAGCGCCAGCAGCATCATGCTTGCCGCCCATTGCTGTTCCAGTGTGCACTGGCTTGGCAGCCATACCAGCAGCGCCACTATTGGCAGCAACTGTAGACTTCTTGTTTACACCGCCTTCTTCAGCTGTGACTGGTTTTGGTGCAGCTTTGAGACTAACAGCTTCTGCCATTGGAATCATTTCTTCTGTGTCATCCACAGCAATTGCGTCACCACCTGCGTCTGGGACAAAATCGTCGCCGTCGCCCATGTCGTTGCCGCCTGCATCGCCAGACATTAATTCTTCAAATTCGGCCATCAACTGGTCCAATTTGTCTTCTAAATTCATGATGTCGTCTTTGGTAGCTGCTTCGTCGCTGCCGCCCATGTCGTCTCCCATGTCGGCTGCGTCGCCGTCGCCCATGTCGTCGCCCATGCCATCATCGTCGCCCATTTCATCGTCGCCTTCGGCTTCCATGTTCATGTCGCTTTCTTCTTCCATTTCGACATCGTCGATCAGGCTGTCAGCAGCATCGCCGCCCATGGCGCCTTCTTCGAGTTCGTCTTCAGCTGCTTCGTCGAGGTCTTCGGCGGCAGCTTCATCAATCTCTTCTTCGGCCATGATATTTTCATAAATCTGGCGGCTTTTTTCAACCACGATGTCGTGGAAAAGCTCGCGAGCTTTTTGTTCTTCATCATTGATCACGTATTCGATCAACTGTTCAAATCTGTTCATAGAGAAAACTCCTGTAAGTAAAGTGTATTGTTATTTACAATGCGAGAGAAAAATACGCGGTTTAATCGGCTAAAAAGGCCATAAATTGCCAATTATGATCAAAATTACGCAATAGGTTGTGGTGGTGGTGCGTACTGTTGACGAATTTTCTTGAGCTTCTCTTTGTATTCAAAAGATCGCACATCATTCATCTTTCGTAGCTTGTTGAGCTGTCGCAAAGTCAAGCGAGTTTTGCGCAAGTCGTTTTTGGTAACTTGTGCATTGTCTTGACTTACGTCTTGATAAGCTTCGGGTGCTTTTTTCCAGAATTCTTGTAGCAGCATGACGTTATTTATGCTGTTGGTGTAGCACCTGTGGCACTGGCTGGGACTACGCCGCCGGGGCCTCCTGGCGCAGCGGCCGCATCAACTCCGGGTGTGCCCGGTGTGCCCGGTTCCATGCCGGCCATGTCAGCACCTGTTTCAATGTCACTTTCGAGCCCGCCAGGTGTGATACCCACACTGCGAAGATCCTGTCCAGAGTTGGTCTGCATCTCTGGTTGATCGCGTTCTTCTTGCCACATTTCTTCGTTTTCTTTGATTTCGTCTTCTGTGAGGCCAAGATAGCGTTTGAGCAAGAATCGTTTGCTCATGTAGGGCAGTTGTTCCAGGCTTGTAAATGCTCCAATACGTGTGGTATCCAGTTCGGCTTGACGATAGCTAGCAAAGTTCTGTGGCGGATTGAATTTTAGCGTGAACAAACTGGAATCAATGTTGAAACCACGCCATTTCATGAACATCTTGAATTCATCGTCTAGCTTTTGTGCTATGTGTCCTTGCAGGCGCTCACAGTACTGGTTGAAACGATACTCTTGAATCAGTGCAGTGCCCACTTTGCCGTCGGCCATGCTGCGGTCTGAATCATCAGGACCTGTGGGCAAATAGCTAGATGGCACACGCAGACCACGAGCCATTTTGTTGTTGAAATACTTCAAGTCGTCGATTTCGCCCAGATTTTGTCCGCCTGGCAAGGTTTCTACACTGCTGCCGCGACCGTCTTGAGTCTGGGGGAAAAAGTAATCTTCGTTGATGCTGAGCGGGTTGTAGCTGGCATCCATCATGTTTTGTCCGCCGCCTGTGACAGTGGGGATTCGTCGCTGATGCATTTCGTTTTTTACACGTTCCACAAACTGCATGGCCAAGTGGCTGGGCATGCTGCCCACGTCAATCTTGAAGATTCGTCGTTCAGGAGCACGGCTCACACGATAGATAAGAATACTGTCTTCCAGCAGTTCTTTTTGCTTGAATACCTTGTAGATCTGTTCCAGCACACTGCGTCCAAAAGGCCAAAATACGTCCAGTCCTTCGTTTAGGCTCATGTGCACCACGTGCTTGGCATCCAAGCAAGTTTCGTTCATGGCTGTCATGAAACGGCTGTTGCCCACGCCGCCACCTGTGCCACCGTTGGGCATGGTGTAGTTTGCACTGCCGCTGATGCTGCCGGTCACAGGGTTGGTCATGTAGTCTGTGGTGGTTTTTGCTGCCACAGTCATGTTTTGGAAATTGGGGTTGATGTCACGAATCACATACTGCTCGGGACGCTTGCCTTCGCTTTCGTTCACAATGATACGTGCAACCTTGCTCATGTCCACCCACATCATTTCAAATGTTTCTGGGTCACGCACAAAAACTTGATCACCGTACTTGATGGTGTTGCGGAACAGTTTGAAAATTCTGTTGTCTAGTTGATTGATTTTTACCCACTGCTGCAACTGTTTGCGAATGATGCTGACTTCGTTGTCTGTGGGCTTGTCTTTGTAATCTACTGCAAATGGTGTGCCATTGTCATCGTTGATCTGTGTGGAAAATTCAGCAATGATATCCAGGCATGCATTGATTTCTGAATCCATGTCCATGTTTTCGTACTGATTGTATCGTTCCACACGGTTGGGATGGCCTGAATAAACTTCGGGCAATCTGCTGGCATAGTTACGAAACACAAAGTCTGCAGGCATACCGCCTGAGCCGTCGTTTTTTCCGTAGCCGGGCAGGCCGTATTGATTGGTGCCGCTGATGGGGCTCATCACGCCTGATGTGTCTGCTACTTTGAAGTATTTGCGCCAGCCGCCGCTTGATCTAGGTTCTGCCATGGTGACTTATTTACCGTTAGTTTGATGCCAGCTGTGCCATTCTTTGACTGGCTACGGCTGTGGTCTGTTGACTACGAGACATGCTTTCCAACAACTGAATCATGCGTTGCTGAGATCCACTTTCTTTCATTATTTGGATAGAATCGACCAACTCTCGCATCACCTGTGCCATTTCTTTTCGCATATCACTCATTTGCTGTTCCATGTTTTTGTTGGATAATACTAGTTCGTCCAGGGCAGGCATCATCACAGGCACAGCACCATTTTTCAGCGGTATCACTGCTTCTTTGCCATGCAACACAGCAGGATATCCAGACATCGGGCCTTGGAACATGCCACCATCTTTGGCTTTGGGAACGTCTGTTAGTGCAGTCAACACTTCCTGACGACTAATAGTTGCTTTGTTAGTTCCAACCCCTCGATAATAACTCATTCCGTCGGCTAGCGGGAATCCTGCCCATACTTGTGCAATAGCATCGGCCATTTGGTCTGCAGACATCTTGCCACTTTGAAATTTTGGCCAACCTTTTTCATTAAGCAATGCAATGGCCAGTTTGTCTTGTGTGCTTGGAGAAAATGTTTCGTTTGGGTTTACTACACCTCGAGTTAACAAGGTACGGAGTGTTTCTTGTATTATTTGATACTTTCCAACTGCTGTGCTCTCATGTCCTGCACGAACCATTTTACCTTGAAAATCCTGAACTTCTGCAATAGTCATATTGGTTAAGTCGGGGTTTATTTCTCCCCCAACCAATACGTTGTAGTTGCCGCGACTTTCTGCACGACCTATTAGGTCCAATATTTTAATAATAGATGCAGTAGGCTTTTCGGCTGTTGCTGGGTTTGCACCAGGTGGCATTGGTGGCAAAGGTGCAGGATTATTTGGGGTAGAACCCGGAGCAGCAGGCTTTGCAGCTGGTGCACTAGACGGAGCAGCAGGCTTTGCAGCTGGTGCACTAGACGGAGCAGCAGGCTTTGCAGCTGGTGCACTACCCGGAGCAGCAGGCTTTGCGGCTGGTGCACTACCCGGAGCAGACTTTGCGGCTGGTGCACTACCCGGAGCAGCAGGCGGTGTGGTGGTTGCTGGTGCACTACCTGGAGCAGCAGGCGGTGTGGTGGTTGCTGGTGCACTACCTGGAGCAGCAGGCGGTGTGGTGGTTGCTGGTGCACTACCTGGAGCAGCACCTGATTTTGAACGTTTATGTGCATCTTCAAGACGACGTCTATTTTCTTCAGCTTTTTTTCCTAGATCAGCAGCATTTTTTGCCTTGTCTGCATCATCCTTCTCTTTTTTCAATCTTTTAATTTCAGCTTCAGCTTTATCTTTTTCAACATTTGTCTTGGCCTCTGCTAGCTTTTTCTCTTGTTCTTTTATCTTGTCCCCGACCTCTTTAATTTTTGCATCGGCCTGATCCACCTTGGCTTGTGCAGCCTCCGGCGTAGGCGGAAGACGCACACCTGATTCCACTGGTACGCCACCAAACGTGGGTGTTCCGCCAGGCACAGGGTTTGCACCCACTGCTGAGCCAAAGATAGCAACTGCGTTTGCAAAAGCCTCGGATGCTGCTTTGTTGATATCTGCTGCAGAATTAAAGGTCGCAATACCTTGTTCCATGATTTGTGCAGCAGCTTGCTGTGCACGACCTGCGCTGACCATTAGAGTAAGATCGCCGCCGGGCTGTTTGCGTTTCTTTTCTTCCTGTTTAAGGTAGTTAGTAATTGCTTCTGGACCTGTGAACCCTGCCTTGGCGGCTTCTTGTGCTAGTGCGTTTTGACGCTTGACAGAATTGTCCATGCCAACAATACCTGTTTGCAATGCGTCAATGCCGCCGATCAATCGGTTGGTACCTGCCAATGACTGCAAATTAAGATCAGCATTTTTGGCCAGGTGTTCCAGGATCTGCTGATCAGTGATGTTGGGCTGAGCCAGTATTTCTGATATTCTGTAGGTTTGCTCTGCTGCTATTGCTTCTGGGGTGGTCAGTGCTCCTTGGCCTGCTGCCTGTTGCAAAATACCAAGAAAGCCTTTTTCGTCGCCTAGGCTTTTGGCAATAGCTGCTGCTCGTTCAGCAACTTTCAATTGAGCCATGTCTGCGGTATCGCCACGTTGCTGCGCATCTATCAAGGCTGCACGGAATCTAACTTCGGCCATTGCAGCTTCGCGTGCTTCTTGTTGTTCACGTCGGGTAGCGCCAGTGAGTTGTGCTGCTTGATCTAATTCGTGTACAAATCTAGCAGATTCTTCAATGAGTTTTTCAGTGTTCTTTAACTGCAGCTGGCCAGTTCTGGCCTGAATGCTCATGTACAACAAAGCAGCTTCTCGCTGTTCTTGTTGAGTGATACCCATGATTTCAAACGTTTGGCCAATATCGCTTTTGACCAATGCACCCGAAACTTCAGCAAATCTCTTGGCTCCAACACCTGCTGTTCCGCCCAACAAGGCCAGTTGCTTGTTGTTTTTACTCAACATTTCTTGAAACTGCGCTGCATCCGCTGTGGTCATGTTCAGCGTGTGCATTAGGTCCAGAGTGCCTTCTAGTCCACCAGTTAAACTAACACCTGCGCCGCTGGCGTCGTTGAAACTTTTTACCAGGGTGTCAAGCTGCTTGGCTCCTATCTCGTTGAATTTAAGTGCAGCTTTGCCAGCAGCTGATCCTAGCCCAAACACTGCTGCACCTGCCATTCTGGCACCACGAGTCAATATTCCAACAGGACCAGGAATAAAAGACAACACCGTCAGCAAAGTACCTATACTACTTGCTACGTTCAATATTGGTGTGGCAAAATCGTTGAGTGCTTTGGCAGACAGTTGCGCACCACGTTCACCATTGATCAAGCCTGATGCAAATGTGGTCAAAGATTTTGTGGTGCCGCTGAGACCAGCACTGAACAATTGTAGACCTGACTGTGCTGTTAAACTGTCTCCTCCAAGATTCAAGAACTTGTTTTTCAATATCTCAGCACTGCCCCCTGTGCTGCTCAATGAATCAAACAAATCTTTGCTGCTGCTAGAGGACCTACGGTTTTGTTCTATGCTTAGTTTGGTATTACGATTGCGTTGTTCTGCTTCGTACTTGGCTCTTTCTTTGTCTTCTTGCTCACGTCCTTGCTGCGACAGATTGTTTCTACGAGTTGCTTCCTTAATTGCTTCTTCTCGAGCCTTGCTTTCTTTTTCCAAAGCATCAGTGACTTTTTGGCGTTCTTTGTTTTCTTCTTCTATGTTATCTGCAGTTTTTTCCACTGCTTTGGCAAACTTTTTGACAGCTTCTTCTTCGTCACGACGTGTCTTTTTGGTAGTATCCAATTTGACTGCTAGTTGACCCAGGGCCACAACCATTCGATCTACACCTCGAGTCATTTTGTCAGCAGGGCTGTCCACAGTTGCGCCAGGAGGTTTGCTCATTCCTTGCAGCACCGGAATCAGTTGACGCATCTGTTCAACTAGGTCTCTTAATTCTTGATCCATGTTTTTGCGGCCTATAAATAGTTATAGTCATATTTACCGCGAGAAAATCCATGAATTCCAATCCCTTGAGTCAATACTTTAGGCAACCCGCTATCTTTATTCGGTTGCCCAGTCAGGGCAAATTTTACCCTGCCAACGCCATTGAGCACACAGTCAACGGCGAATATCCTGTGTTACCCATGACCACCATGGACGAAATCACATATCGTACACCCGATGCCTTGTTCAATGGGCAATCAGTGTGCAGTGTGATTGAGAGCTGTATTCCCAACATCAAAGATGCCTGGGCTGTGCCCAACGTTGATCTAGATACCATGCTGGTGGCCATACGCATTGCTACCTATGGCAACGATCTTGACATCAATTCTACCTGCCCTGGATGCGAAACAGAAACAGAATATACCATGAATCTCACACAGGTTCTCAGCAATATCCAGGGCATGGATTACTCACAAAGTTTGAAAATTGGAGATTTGGAAATTTATTTTCAACCCATGAGCTACAAACAAATGAATGAAAATTCACTGACTCAGTTTGAAGAACAACGTGCCCTGCAGTCCTTGACTGAGATGGATCCAGAAAACAAAGATCGTGTGAAACAGTTGTCCGACGTGCTGAAAAAAATCAACAATATCACTACCCGAGCACTGGCTCAAAGTATTGCCCTGGTCAAGACACCCACTGCACAAGTTTCCAACGAAGAACACATTGCAGAATGGCTGGGCAACTGCGATCGCAACATGTTTGGCCAGATCAG